GGGCGAAGTATCACGATGTCCGAGAACCTCGATTATCTCATATTCTTTGCAGAGTTTAGCAACCAACTCGCGCAAAGCCACTTTTTGAGCGATCGTTCTTGTGTCTGTGGGCTTTCCGTTTGCATCCAAGCCACCTATGTAGCAAATACCAACACTATGTTTATTATACGAAGATTCGCTAAAACCCTTCGTATTACAATGCGCTCCGTCAACCACTAAAGATCTCCCTTTTTCTACCGTCCCATCAATCCGGATAACATAGTTATATCCGATCTGGTTAAATCCGCGCGCCCGGTGCATACGATCAATATCTTTTGCGGTTAAATCCTGCCCGGCGCGCGTAGCCGAGCAATGGATGATAATTGCATCAATAGTCTTCATTTCTTCTCCTCCTTCTTAGTTAATGGACCAACTTTAATCAAATTGACATGGCAAATGACAGCTATCATAATCACTGTTCCTAGCCAATGCCAAAAGTCTTGGAAAATAAACCCCATGACTTCAATCATTTAGCACCTCCTTTTTGCAGATAGTTCGTTAAATAGGGAATGTTCTTTATAAACTCAACGCTTAATACATAATGCAGGAAAGCTACTACCTTGTAACCATTGCTAGAGTTGGGTAGAATTTCTTTGATATTCCTTAGAATGTTCACCCCGTAGAAATAGAAAACGCTATACGTAATAAATGAAACACATTGTAGCGCACCTTCCGGATTTCCTTTGTGTTCACCAATAAAGTAGATACAGCTAACCAAGGTAAAGAAAATAGTTGCTTCTACGATACACCTCCAAGCCTTTTTAAAAGAAAAACTCTCATGATTGATAAGGAGTGCAGTAAGTAGCCCGCAAATGAAATTGAGGGCAAATACAGCAATAAGACTTTTGATCTCCCCAGAAATAGGATTGAGATAAGCAGCTATGCCGGTAACCAATCCAATAAGTAAGTTTTTGAAATAATCCATATCATTTTTATCTAAAATATTAATACTTTATTTTAATACCTCGCTACAATCATCAATAGCTGTCTGAAATACTTGTTTCACTTCGCCAGAGGTTAGTCCATGATCCTCATGTAGCGAGAATCCGGTTACTCCATTTCGCGAAATATTGAAGAAGCCGACAGTCGTTTCATCTTTGACAATCTCGGCAGTAATATCTTTCACCGCTTCGGTACCACGGGTTGATATTCTGTATTTAACTCTGATAGTGTCTGTAACCTTAGTTGTTGCAGTACTGTTAGTTGCTGTGATGTTCATTCCTTGTTTCCTCCTTCTATTAAATCATAAATTTGTCCGTACGTACCTGCAGTAAGATACTCTCCACAAATTTCTTTTAATAGAGCAGCATCTTCCGTTTCAATATCAAGTACTCCACGATTGTTAATAATCTGTTGTAGCATTTTATATGCTCGTAATTTCTTGGAAGTTTCCATATTCTTCTGTGGATTAGAGCCTGCTGCAAATAATGCCTCTGCCACCAAATCACGAAGAGATTTCTTACTTTCCTTACCATTCACCAATTCGACAAACTCCCGACCTCTAAAGTCGAGTAAGTTTCTGTTTAGATTTACTTTCATAATTTTTATTTTATTTCAACGATTAACCCTTTTACTATATGCAAAGTCTTTCCTCGTGTAGAAGGATCTAAAAGTGTAATTGTGCTATCTGAAATAACAGACCAATAACTCCCATTGCCATCACTCGGAAAGAATCCATTTGCCGTTACATCTCCTAGTACCCTTACGTTGCCATCGAAGAAACCCGCATAAATGTAATTATCGGGATATTTAGGAGTCTTAAGATTGGTAGAACCATAAATAGCAGCACTTCCTCCAAAACCAGCCCCAATAGCGGAAATACCGAAATTACCATCCGTGGCTGGATTGAAAGTAACATGCACTACACCTTCTTTCGAGGTGGTACTATATCCCAATTTCAGACTGCGGGAAATATCCCCGAAATAATCACCCGCTTTCCAGACTAACCGACCGTTATCAATAGTGAATCCTCCAACCTTTGCGCCGTCCGCATCAATACGTTTCACACGGATATAGTCAGTATTCAAATACCCACCTACAACAATGGTAGTACCAAGTTTTGCATATTCGACTGCATCCTCAAATGCTAATTTACCCAATCCGTCTCGATCAATCTTGGAGTTAATCATTGTCTGCAGATCACTATGCAGTGCGGTGATTGTAACAGCACCTTCCAAATTAATTTTAGATGAATGAATCGTCGTTTCACCTGCTGCCTGGTTAATATAAGATATAAGCGTATTACCGTTTTCCAGCTCTTTAGAAGCATATATCTTATTACCGTCGGAAGTCGTTATCCACCCGGCAGTATCTATCCGCTGCGTCAGGCTGTCAACTCGAGTTACTTGTGCGGAGATTTGAGTATTGAGTACTTTCAAATCGGCTGTACACTCATCGGAATAGCTTTTCAGTTTGTCTTGTATGGCTTTGTTTGCTCCTTCAACGGCTGTATTGAAACTAGCTAAAGCAGAGTTGAATAAAGCGAACTTATCATCTACATTCTTTTTTTCCTCAACAGTTGTTTGACCGTCTGCAATAGCTATATTGATTGCAGCTATAAGATTATCAATAGCACCGGATATGGATACCTTAGCATTAAGTAAATCTGTTTTAGCAGAGCCTTCCAGATAAGCGTTCACATATAGTTTGCTATATGTAGCTTCAACAGCAGATTTCGTATTTCTGACTATATTTAAGTATTTCTCAATAGCTTTAGCTTCCGCCTCGTCTATAATGCCGTCCGCAAATGCGCCATCTACATAATTATGCAATCCTTCAACTGAATCGGCAGCTTCTTGTGCAGCTTTAGCAGCATCTGCAGCGTCCTCTAAAGCTTGCATCGCTTGTTTCAGTGCCTCGTCGGAATATTCCTTTAGTTTATCCTGTATTGCCTTATTAGCTTCCTCAACAGCTGTATTGAAAGTCGCTAAGGCTGAATTAAACAGAGTAAACTTATTATCTACATCTCTTTTTTCCTCTACAGTGGTCTGTCCGTCAGCGATGACCGTATTAATAGCATTTATAAGGTTCTCAATACTTCCCATCAATGTAACCTTAGCATTAAGCAAACCGATCTTTGCAGGCCCTGATAAATAAACATTCGTATATAGCTTATTGTAGGTCGCTTCGATAGCTTGTTTGGTATTGTTGACAGTATTGATATACTTTTCAATAGCTTTTGCTTCGGCTTCCGTAATAATGCCATCCGCAAATGCCCCATCCACATAGTCATGTAAGCCATCAACTGCATTATTAGCCTGTTCCGCCGCCTTCGCAGCATCTTCAATTTCTTTGTGAGCTGCTTCCCATTCAGACAGATTCTCCAATCCGGAGGAACCGGCTTTAATTTGAATGTTACCGCCTATCTCACTTTTTACTAGATCGAAATATGTATCACCATCCGGAGAAAGGATTCTTTCTGTTGTTACGCGGCCCGGCAGAATTTCAGTAAATCCGTATAGCTGAACAAAACTTCTACTACCTTCATACTCGCTGTTAAGCACTCCGGTGAGTAAATGATAATATCCAGTTATCAGTTCCATTTTAATAGCTGTTTCACTCAAGAGGAATGTTCCAGCTTGATTCTCCTTGCCAACTTTAGCATATAGATAATATTTCTTTTCCGGGTCAATGAGTGCCGGAGAATTGTATTCAGCCATATCCCAGTACTTATATTCGTCTGCCTTATGTGAAGAAGAAAGAGAACTAATACCGAGTGTCAAATGCTGAAGGATTCCTGCCGGAGCGTTCAGTATCTTTGTACTTGTATTGAAAGTAATATTATGAGATACCTGAACCGGATTCGTTTTTGAATTGACAAAACGAAATTGCAAGCTTTCGTCTCCGACAAGTAGTTGCATGGTTGAAACGGTTATCGGATTGACAGAGCCGGAGAAGTTCAACAGTGCATCTTCAAGCATAGACATCGTTTCCTTTGCGTCACGGAAACGACGTTTAGTGAATTGTAAAGCGTCCTTATGCTTCTCAATAACTGTCACCTCGTTAGTTTCAATCTTGTTCAGATCACTTGAAACAGACGTACCTATCGGTTCGTTAGACAACTCTATTTCCGGAGAATATGGATTATTAACATAGTGTTTGATTCCGATCATCCGGATAAGAGAACCTTCTGGATGAAACTGTGTGTCAGAGAAGTTCACATATCCACCTAGCACAATCTTTCCGCCTATCTCCAACCAGCGTTTTTTAGCCCAAATTCCATCGAGCGTGCCGGTAAATGTGAACTTCTTATCTTCATGCTCGTACAGGTACTTGGCTGCTTCCTTGAAAGCTTCCCAGCTCGCACCCGTTTGTGTGCTATCGTTACAGATATAAGCCTTCGGCAATTGCATTCCGAACACTGCGTATGTATCACCAACCTTCGGTCGCCAGACTTCCGGCTCCGGCATAGTAATACCATCAATTTCCTGCGGAACAATTTCAAATCGACGTGCCTCTTTCTTGTCTTTCGCTTCATGGATATACTTTACTTCGAACTCCTTGCCTGTAAGCATACCAGTCTGGAAAATAACCGTCATTGTTTCTCCTGCAATCAAACAATCCTCAAAATTCAACTCTTCCGGGATGTCTTTATCTACAAAGTCAAAGAAGTTATTCTCCTTGTTCACCTCAATAACAGCACTGACAGTACCGACACGGGAAGGATAAATAGCCGTGCAATCCAGACTATCTTCCTTTGCTGTTGTAAGCTCTTTGTCAGCACGCATGACACAAGTCCCATCCACATCAGTTTTATAAATCCTACCTTCATAAACAAGGGTCTTATCCTTTGGCAGCAATAGATTCTTTGCTCCGTACGTAGAATAGTCAATATTCCGATCTGTCGTGTCAACCAGAATAATTTCGGGCGGTATCTCCCCAAACTGTCGCCCTACTCCTACTTTAAATCCATGCCCTTTCCCGTATGACAGTTTCAAAGGATTCTCTTTGTTATATTCTACTTTACGCAGATGGATAGTCTTAATTTGCTTTCCATTCACAGTTTCCTCGGTAATTTCCCACTCTGTTTCGTACATATCCGCAAGCTGGTTCAAAGCATCATGAATGTACGTATGACTATAATTGATAACTTTCTCTGTACCTTCGATGCAATCACCTATTTTCCAGCCAATACCACGACGATTTAGATTCTCAACCAATAACCGAAGGTGCTCATTTGGTTTAGCAGTATATGGGAATTTGATACGCCTATCAAGAGTATTACGCACTTTCCACAACATCGTATCATATATTCCTGTTTCAAGAATTAAAGTGTACTCAAAGTTACGCTCTCCGTTTTTCTTGAAGCTACTATCTTTCTTGAGAAAATAACGTTTTCCGTAAAGGTCACAGTAGGAACCAACCGGAATTTCAAGATATCCGGGATAATCGAAATATAAAGTTAATGAGCACTCCTCCATGATCGCTTCATAAGAGTAGCTTTCATCTTTTACTTCGAGCTTTATTTCTTCTGAACCATTATATAAAGTAATCATATCTATTATAAGCTATCAATCAATGAAATATGTTCGGCTCAAAGATAACAAATAAGCGTTTATTAAACACACATGCAAGGATAAAAAAATAGAAAATAAAGAATAAGAACAATATAAGTCAGTAACCAAATAAAGTTTAAATAGCCTCCTCCCACCCTATTCAAAGCCTGTTTTTATACCTAAGTTCTCTCGGAACAAAATCTGCGCAAATTAGCTCGCAAAATCTAGGACAAAACGGCTATCGCAAATACGAAGATGGATTACTAATTCAATGGGGAAAGGTTTCAGGTTCTTCAATCACAAGTTATGCCATAATTATGCCTGCAACTTTTTATGATAAATTCTATAAGATATTTGCGACTGTTTACAAGCCTTCATCTGACAGTAGTGTTTATTCCGCATCACCTATCGATGATTCAACTAAGACAGTTAGTCGATTTTATATTAATAGAAATTACGCCTCTGGAGGAACCACTGGGTTGTCACAAGAAACTTTTGATTGGATGGCTATTGGGCGTTGGAAATGATACAATAAATTACAACATGAAAATAATAATGAGTGGGTTTAGTAGAAAATTGGTACTACTTTTAGTGACCATAATTTGGCAAAGTTCTCTCGGGACGAACGCCGCATTAAAAGATTTTTCCAATGTGTCAACAAAAAGCCTTTCCCAGAACGGATATTATAAGCTACCGGATGGGTTATTGATTCAGTGGGGAACTGGAGGAAATGGGGTAAATCAAATAGTTTACTTTCCTACTAGTTTTTATAATACCTCGTATGTTGTAGTAACTACTGCTATTTCTTCTGTTATGAATTCTATAGTAAAAATGATAAATGGGAAAAATATATCTTATTTCAAAGTCTATTCGGTAGGTCCAACAATTGAAGCTGGGGAGATATTCGGATGGATCGCAATAGGAAGATGGAAGTAGAAAATATTATAACACCAATTTGCTTATGAATTGTTTTAGTAGAAAAATAGTATTGATTTTTGCCGCAGTTATTTGGCAAAGTTCTCTCGGGACAAAATCTGCGCAAATTAAAGAGCAAAATTTGGGACAAAACGGTTATCGAAAATATGAAGATGGCCTACTAATTCAATGGGGGCATTTAACTAATTCATCAGCGGGAAGTGCAACTATATGGTTCCCTATTTCTTTTCATGATGCCTCCTATCAATTTGTGACTACGATGGAGACAGTATCTAATGAACATACATTATATACTGCTTTACCGTATAATAAATCAGCATCTTATGTAAATGTCATGCGAAAGTTTCTACTTGCAGATAATAGTATAACCGTAGGAAGTAGTACTCGTTCATTTGACTGGATAGCTATAGGTCGTTGAAAATAGAAATATTATAACATCAATTTGATTATGGAGAGATTTAGTAGAAAATTGGTATTACTTTTATTGCTTGTAATTTGGCAAAGTTCTCTCGGAACTAATGCGATTCAATCGTCTGGTCAAAGTTTAGGACAAAATGGATATATCAAGTATAGTAATGGCTTATTAATGCAATGGGGAACAAGAGCAGGAGCAACGGGGGGAGCAATTAGTCTATATTTTCCTACCACTTTCTATAATACTGATTATAACATTTATTTCACTGGAGCAGTAAATAATACAAGTGAATCTTTTATATATGCTCCGGGGTATGACCTTAATGGTAAATATACATCATATTGTAGAGTTCTCACTCGCGGAATAAATTCAACTCCGGCTATCGTTTGGACTGGCTGGAATTTTACATGGTTTGCGATCGGGCGTTGGAAATAACTAAAAAACAAATATTATGAAGTATTGGAAAAATGGATTCTACGACGAATACCAAGAAGGTTCGGTAGAAATTACGGATGAATATTACAATCAACTACTAGCGGGTCAATCGGCAGGGTTACTCATAGCTGAAAGTAAGAAAGGATGTCCGATCTTAGTTGTGCATGAAGCTTCTATAGAAGAAATCAGAGCGCAAAAACTTGATGAATTACGATTGTTCGATTCATCTGAAGCAGTGAATCAGTTCAGTATAAACGGAGTATTGGGATGGCTAAACAAGTCTACACGCGTCGGGCTTATGAACTCAATCAATATTGAGAAAGAAGCCGGGCGATCTGAAACAAGTATTTGGATTGGTGATACAAAGTTTGTCTTATCAATCGAAAGAGCTATTGACATTTTACAACAGCTAGAATTGTATGCCCTTGCTTGTTTTAACACGACACAAAGGCATACGAAGGCTATTCAACAGCTAGAGACAAAAGAAGAAATTAAAGCATACAACTATTATGTAGGCTATCCGGGAAAGCTAAGTTTCACCGGATAACCGACCGTATAATCATAGTTTTCAATTTCCTCAATTGTCTGCAATGATCTGACTGCTGCAATGTGCGATTGTGTAACATTGTAGCAGTTTAGTGCATACAATTCAAGGGTATTCAACATATCTAGCGCATCTGGTATCGGAATGACATATTTCACCGCATCATACCATAATACCGTTTCTGTTTTACCCGCTTCTTTTTCAATCGAAATTGAGTTAAATAATCCAACACGTGTAGACTTATCTAACCATATACTTTTAGCTCGTAATTTAAAAGAATTGACATTGCCAGATTTGTCAAACGACTGTATTTCAGTTATTTTCATTTTTCGCACTTCTTCAATGTCATACTCATATTCTACCAAAATAGGGTAGCCTTTCCTACTTTCTGTTATTATCAATCCACCTGATTGACCAGCTAACAACTCCTGATAATACTCATCTGTAATTTCTACCGAACCTTCCACTGGCTCGTCGTAGAATCCTTGTTTCCAATACTTCATATATCTTATTTTTTAAAGTTATTTCCAGCGATCAATCGCAAACCAGGTAAACTGCCAGCCTGTCCATGCTATTTCTCCTCCGGACGCTATATATCTAGTAGCAAATTGAAATGAAGATACAGTTTTAGTTATATACACAGTGGGGGAATATACTATAACCTCATCTTTTGAACTCGATACACCTGTTAGTTGTACACTATAGTTTGTATCGAGGAAACTTATAGGCAAATATAATGAGGAGAATCCTATAGCTCCAGTTTTCGTGCCCCACTGAATCAATAGCCCATTATTAAATTTCATATAACTTGACGAAGAACCAAAAGATTTGCTTGTTGCGTTCGATAGATCAGCTAAAGCATACGTAGTCCCGAGAGAACTTAGTAAAGTTTTCTCTGCATCAGTCATAAATTTTCTTGACGTGCTTTCTTCAATCATTGATGCGGGGTGTGTATCCGGATGAGTGTAGTTATTTGCTCCTGCAGCGATTCCGCTTAACTTGGTACGTTCAGCATCAGTCATAAACCTGTGTGTCTCATCTTCATTTATTTCTGACGCTCCGTGCTTATGTGTCGCTGCCGCATAATTACCCTTTGCTTGATATACCGAATCGTGGTTGTGATTTCCTGCCGCCTTACCATTCCAATTTGTCTTTTCAGAATCCGTTACAAATCTATGTGTGATATCATCCGTGATGTCAGATGCCGAATGCTTATGTGAAGCAGGTGCATAATCCCCCTTTGGTTGATACGTAGAATCATGGTTATGGTTTCCTGCAGCCTTACTGTTCCAAGTCTCTTTTTCCGTATCGGTAACAAAGCGATGAGTACTATCAGGAGTTATATCAGACGCATTATGACCGTGCGATGACGCCGCATAACTACCTGCAGGTTGATATACTCCGGCATGGTTGTGATTAGAAGGAGAAGCGCCAACCTCGCTCGCTGTGTAACTAGGTTTACTAGCAGCCTTCGCCCATGACGGCACATCACTTGCAGGCATAGAGGTGGGGAAATCACTGATTTCAGATACCTTATGCGTATGCGCTAATGGAGGCCGTGCATTACTTAGCCGATCATCGTTTCCTTGGCATACCGTCCCTTCTGCACTACCAAAATTCTTATTAAAGGCAGAGTTTTTAGTGAATGCAGGTTCGTATGTACCTGCATGATTGTGATTAGATGGAGATGCACCTACTTCGCTTGCTGTATAACTAGGTTTACTTGCAGCTTTCGCCCATGCAGGTACATCGCTTGCCGGCATCGAGGTTGGGAAGTCGCTAATATCCGCTTTCTTATGCGTGTGAGCTAACGGAGTTCTTGCATTGCTTAACCGGGCGTCGTTACCCTCGCACACGGTCCCAGCACTAGTCCCAAAATTCTTATTAAAGGCTGTAAGTTTAGTGATTATCAGTTCATATCTGCTATCATGGTTGTGTGTATCCAGAGCTGCTTTCAATGCCTTTCCCTGTTCGGCAGAAAGGACTTTATTAGTCCCTCCACTTGTCAGATTATTAACAATATCAGAAATATTAAGTTTCTTTCCCAGCTCTGTTGCCATCGTCGTAGCAAAGTTAGGATCATTGTTAAGTGCGTTCGCTAACTCAATAAGTGTATCGAGAGCATCCGGAGCACCGGCAACAAGCGCATCGACTGCAGCTTTCACTTTTGCGTCAACTCCTGAAACCGCATTGTTAGCCGCCAATGCAGCAGCGTTCGCATCGTCAGTCGCTTTTTTTGCTAATCCTGTCTGTGTTACAGATGCATTTTTAGCCGCATTTGCTTCATCTGTCGCTTTCTTCGCTAAGGCGGTTTGAGCTTCTGATTCAGCTTTGGCAGCATTGGCCCCTGCAGCCGCAGTAGTTGCAGCATCTTTAGCTGCATTAACACTACCAGCCGCAGTATTAGCCGCATCTGTAGCTTTCTTTGCAAGAGCCGTCTGCTCAACAGATGCATTTTTAGCTGCATTCGCATCATCTGTTAATTGCTTGACAAGAGCAATCTGTCCGGTGGCTTCTTCTGTTGCTTGCGTCATTTCCTGCACAATACCGGCATACTCTGACTTGCGTTGAGACTCTGCTTCGACACGCTCCGTTTCAGCGTTTATACGCTTAGACTCATTTGATCCGCGAGTACCTTCCGCAGTTTTACGCTCATCTTCATTCTGCTTTCTTATATTCTCGGCAGAGGAACGTCCGGTTTCAGCCGTAGCGCGGGAAGTTTCAGCAGCCTTTCTCTTGTTTTCTTCTGATACCCGGGAAGTTTCGGCAGATTTACGTGCTGCTTCGGCAGATACACGTTCGGATTCGACGGTAACACGGTTAGATTCGGCAGCCACACGCGAGGTTTCATTTGTTTCTCTTGTCGCTTCATCTGTTTTCCGCTTATCCTCGGCAGAAACACGGGTAGATTCAGCGGTAGAACGACCTGTTTCAGCGGTTTTCCGTTTATCTTCTTCCTTCACACGTTCCGATTCAGCAGAAGAACGACCTGTTTCAGCGGTCTTACGTGCATCTTCATTGCTTTTACGTGTTTGTTCATCCGAGACACGTTTATTTTCTGTATCAACACGTCCGGATTCAGCAATTACCCGTTTACCTTCAGCAGTTACGCGGGCCGCTTCTTCCGACTTACGCGCATCTTCATTTTGCTTTCTTATATTCTCGGCAGAGGAACGTCCGGTTTCAGCCGTAACGCGTTCTGTTTCGGAAGTCTTTCTTTTATCTTCTTCGGACACACGGGAAGTTTCGGCAGATTTACGTGCTGATTCGGAAGCTACTCTCTCGGCTTCTGCTGTTCTTCTTCCTGTTTCGGAATCTTTTCTAACCTGCTCGTTAGCTTCTCGTGTACCTTCAGCGGTAGCACGTTTCTTTTCTGCATTATCCCGTGCAGTTTCCGCAGTAGATCGTCCTGTTTCAGCGGTCTTACGTGCATTCTCATTAGTGATACGCACTGATTCAGCAGCTTCCCGGGCTTGCTCTTCACGGGAACGATTCGTTTCGGCTGTCTGCCTGGATTGTTCGGAAGCATTACGACGGGATTCGGCTGTTTCACGGGCTGATTCATTGCTTTCAACAGTTGCTTCTAATTGCCGCATATCGGTAGTAGCTGTTTTTGCATCACTCGTAGCCTTGAGCATATTATCCAAGGCAGTCTGAATCTTCTCTAAACCAAATTTAAGGCTAGTCTTAACTCCGTTGATTACTCGGTAGCCGATAGTGAAGAAGCCTTTCATGTCGCTGGCTTCGTTCAGTTCTGATATTTTTTTCTTCTTTAATGGCATAGCAAATCAATTTAAATCTATATAAAACTCTCCGTCCTCTGTTATGATAAATTCGCCCGCTTCGGATGAAAGCAAGAACTCCGTTTCTCCGATCCGGAAGCTGGTAAATACGAGTTTCAAAGTGAACTCCCACCATACACCGTTATTTAGCATGAAATCATTCGTCTGACAACTCTTATAATAGCAGGGATAGCTTTCACTCCATTCATCACAATAAAATATACGTTCTGCATCGGAATACTCATATCCTTCATCATCGACCTTAGCAGACAGTTTTGTGAGATCATAGAGTAGGGCATCGCGATTACGCCAGAATGCTTCAATCGTCCCGGCCCGCATTAGGCATTTGAGAGATACTTCTTTGGTTTGGAATTTCACAACTTCACCGTCATAGATTGCTCCATCTTGACGTTTAAAGTTCTGCAATAGGTTTTTCTTTACCGTCGGAGCTTTCAGTATTTCAGCATCACTACCTTTCAAAATGGCTACACTATATTCCGACAAATCCCGATTATCAATTTCATACCCCTTTGGCATAGGAATAGAATTCACGGGTTCCTGGTATTCATAATCAGAATTTCGTGGAAAGTCGTTAGCAAAAGTTATCTTTACGACTTGAAATCCCGGATAGATTGTATAGCTGTTCTGTGAGGAAAGACGTAAACGATAAGTTCTATCAAAAATAGGAAAATAAAATTCATGATATCCCATATCTGATAAAATAGCAATTAATCCACTAAATCCCAGATCGTCTTTACAGGCAAAATCAATACTCAATTCATAGGTGTTTAACGTCAAGCTAGAAAGGTCTATTTCAATACCATCTTCTTCCGGCCAATCATTTTTATCATCCGATTCTTTAGCAGGAGGAAATGCCACAAGATTATCATAGCTTCCTTTTATAATACATATACCGAGAGTGGTATATGTATTATCTCCATCTATAAAACAAATTCCTTTCATCTTACGAGCTTTATTCCTTTATCATTTATCTTTTCAATACCAGTTTTCATCAACTTCATATCCTTCTCTATACCTTCCAATCTAGCTGTATTAGTATCAATATTCGAAAGGTGTCCAACAATGGTATTCATATTGTCTTTGATAATTTTCACGTTTTCATTTATGGATGTAGATATGGTTTTAATATCTCCAATACCAGAGGTGATACCTTGAAAAATGAGAGTATGCAACTGTAACTCTGTTTTTATGTCCGCAATCAAGACATTAGCCATGGTGAATCTACCATTCAATTCATCTGCAGAATCTTGCGACATAGAAGCAAATCCTTTTTTTGATGCTTCGCGTTCCGAATCCTCATCAGTAGTCCACCCATACATCTCTGCCATGGCATCGCGCTTTGCTTTCATCTCATCAGCAATCTGTTGTCCTTCCGTTTTCAAATTATCATATTCATCCTCAATCGTACCATTTTTCATGGCATTGTTAAGTTTTTCTCTCCAGTCCATTAACCGATCCATGTACTCTTCTTTAAGCATGGAATTTAGAATAGCATTCTTCATGTATTCCTCGAAACTGTCGGCAAAGTCTGCACTATCGGCATCCATGTCTATAAGTAAATCCTGAAAGTCTGAACGAAGAGAAGCATAATCAATGAGTGTTGTGTCTACTATTTGTTGTTCCAACACCTCTGCAACCTTTCCTACCCCATTCGCGATTTGATCAGCGAATTTCTGTGTATCAGAATCAAGTTGAGACCAAAATATGCCAGCATCCGATTGCAACTTTAAAAGTTGTTCATCAGTCAAATCAAACAGACCGGTCATACGACCGCCCATTTTATTTTTAAATTCATTTACCGACATGCCTAATGCTTTTGCAGCCTGCTTCCATCCTTCCCCGGACATATCATCTACTTCATCATACCCCTTTGAATGTGACTTTCCAGAAGCACCAGAATTGAGATACTGCCGGCCTAATACTTTTGCATTCTCACTTTGCAATTTTATATTAGCAATAGCAGCTTCATAAACAGCGTTTGCAGTATCTCCTGTTAAAGTTTCCGCTAGTTCTAACTGCTTTTCAATTACCCGATCGAGGATATTAATATAGGATTCATACGCTTCTTTCGCTTTCTCGTATTTCTCGGTCGTATCGTCTTTGCCGAACATATCGAAGATTTTCATAGCTATCTGAACGGCTGCACCAATGATAGCTAGAATAACAGATGCCTTTTCAACTGTACTTATTGCATTAGCAGAGGTATCGGCAGCTGCTTCAACCCCTGCCATTGCAGTCATTGTAAATGAGCCGATACTGCCAATAAGGGAAATAATCTCACCAGCCGGACCACCGATCGATTTACCCAGTTCGTCTATGGTATCCGCTAACTCCGAAATCTGTGTTCTAACTTCTTTTTCTGCCTTCTTAACCTGATTATCTTTTTTTACAACCTTATCTTTTGCTGCATTATACTTTTCGGTTTTCTTCTTTACTAGGTCAAGTGCCTGCGCTTCGGACAAATAAGCTTTTGTAGATTCAATCTTACCGGTTGCAGGATTATACTTGGATGAAGAAATCCCATTTTCAATCTTAGAACCACCTTTGACTGCTTCGGCCTTTGTCCTGGCATTTTCTAACTCAATCTGTGCATTAGCCAGCTCTTCTTCCGCTTCTGCTAGTTCCTTCTTCTTGTCAGATAATGACTGAAACGGATTACGGGAATCCAATTCGTCCATGATGGATTGAATCGTACTCGTATATTCGCGAAGTTGATCGGGAGACAAAACTTGCGCTGCCGCACTTTTCGCATTTTCAAATTGAGTAAGAAGGGAATTCAATGTTTCAGTAGACGTTTCCTTTAAATTTTCAAAGGCACGTATATAGTCCGGAGATTTTTTCAACTGTTCATAATCAAACCCCATGAGGGATTCACCCTTCATTTTTGTAGCCTGTGCTATTGAACGGTCTGTCTGCTGAACTTTCTCTGTTTTGCCTTCCTTCTGAAACTTCTCCCTTTGAATACGAAGAGCTTCAATATCATCATTGAACTTCTTCTCGATTGCAAGCCTTTCATCGGTGTAATTCTGGTACTGCTCCAAAAGAGCTTTGGATAAAGTCGCTTCGGCCTTTTCCCTTGTCTCAACAGCAACCTTATCGTATTCATTTAGCGTATCCTGTTTCTTCTGTGAAAGGTCTTCTTTAGTTTTTGTTTTTGGAACGAAAACAATACCTTCCTCTTTATACTTCGGATGTTCTTTCTCCCACTCTTTACGCTCTATATCCTGTTGATCTTTGATATATTGCCTAGTACGACGATCGTTGTCTGCTTTGGCTTTCCGATAATTAAGTTGAATTTGTTCCTGCTGTTTCTTGAAACCTTCGTCCATGGCATCAATCTTAGCTTGAGAGAGTTCAAGTTCAGCCTGTACAGCTTTCTCTATATCCTGTTGATTCTGCTCGTCAATTAGGCGCTGACGCTCGGCTTTTTCAACTTTAAGTTTATTCTCTTCTTCCTTCTTCTTTTTCTTGGCCCCTATTGTTTGCTTATCATCTCCTGTTAATGTTGCCAAGGCGGATTCAGCTTCTTTCAACTCTTTAGCTTTATCTTCAATAGTTGATTTTATAGTTTTCCCTACATCAGCTTTCCCTTTACCACTCCGCAAATCTTCTATTTCCTGCTTGAGGTCCGCAACTTTCTTTATAGCTTCACCAATCTCTTTCGTGACATTTGGCTCTTTGATTTCATCTTTAGGATTCTTTTGCGCTTCTTTCAACAAACGAATATTATTCAGCATCTCTCCTTCCCCCATAAGATTACTGACGGAACCATCATGTCTGATAGCAACTTGTTTCTTTCCTGATTTGTTGAAGCGTTCAAGAGCAGCCTCATACATAGCTATATCTTTTGCAATCTGTTCGGCTGTCAGATTGATATATTCATTAGTATCATAACCTAATTTATCATGAATATCTTTATAAGTATTCTCAAGCAGTTTGTTATTCGCAATCATGCGATCAATATAAATCTGAACATCATTTCCTACTCTTGTTTCCTCTGTTGATATGCCCGGAGCAATAGTAGTAGAGGTTGTAAACTCTTTAGTTAATGTATCTACTATTTTTTGAGTTTCAGAAGATAACCCACCACCTGATTTCAAATCATTCTTTATCATCTGCATAATTGCAGCAATCTCCCTTTCAGAGCCTTTCTTGTTTCTGAACTTATCCGAATCTCGAATAGCTTTCTCCAAATCTCCAGTAAGTTCACCCTGTTTATCCGCCCAATCTTTTTGAGCTGTAGAATGAGAATCCGCAATAGCTCTATCAAGTGCCGCCTGTTTAGCGGCCGCACTAACAGCCCCATATGCTCTCGCAACATCATCTAAAGCGTTTTTTTCATCACCTAAACCCTTCAAGTATTCACCATACTTATCTAAAATAGATTTCTTTGCATCATCGTAATCTTCTGTACCTTTCTTAGCCTTATCTAGTTTGCCGAATAACCGATCTATTTCTGCTTGTTCAGCATTCGTTTCTGAATTGAATTCCTGTATACGCTTATTCAATTTCACCTGTGCCTTCTCCGCATCCGTCTGATAAGTAATAAGTTTATAGATTCCATAAGATAACCCAACTATAGCAGCCGCAGCCAATACATAAGGATTTGTAAGCATTGACAAACCTAACGCTTTTGATGCCGTAGCTAATCTCGTCTTAGCGACAGCCAAAAAATTTGTTGATCTCGTATTAACATTTTGAGACACTGTATTAAGTTGAGTAGCTGCAGTTTCTGCCACTTTGCTTGCAGTCGAAGAGTTTGTGTAGGCTGTCGTTACATTTGTTCTTGCCGCTTCAAGTTGTTTTGACGCAGAATATCTATTGCTCTCCGCTATTGCAAGTTGTGTCTCTGCATTTTCTATACTTCTAGCATTACCAGTTCTTAATGCAGAATTATATTTCATGTTAGCCGCTGCTACTTCTAGTTCAGCTGCTTCAAGATTGGCAGCAGCAAGCCCCGCTGTATTGACAGCCTCTTCGTATTGTGCTTTAGCTTGTAATGCTTTTAAACGCAAAGATTCCACATTTGCGGCAGCTTCCACACGCATAGATGCAATCAATTCTGCTTTTGCCTGTGTTAATCTTCCACTTGCTACGGCCTGTTCCAAATCTGCATTTGCGGACTTCTCTTTCGCAGGAATTAATTTTGAAAGTTCCGCTATCTCGGCAGTATACTTAATACCAGTAACCGTGTTCTGAACCGCTGCAACTCCAATAATAGCAGCTTTCTGGACCCCATACAAAGCAACAAGGGCAGCAAGAGCGGCACCAACTTCCTGGTAGTGCTCAATCAGATAAGCAGTTCCATCCAAAGCCGCATTAATAACCCCATCACTTTCCTGTCCAATCTCATTGAACATCATATCGAGATTATCACCAATATTAGAAATTTTACCGGATACGGATTTAGATTGTTCCTGCATGAGGTTGAAGAACATTCCCCCTTTATTAGTCAGGTTATCAACAACCTGCTCTAACTTGTCGAAACCAATCTTACCTTCTGCCGCCAAATCCTTGATTTCATCCTTATTCACTCCCATAACCTTTGCTAGTTCGGAGAAAATAGGCACACCACGTCCGGCAAACTGATTCAAATCCTGCGTCATTAGTTTGCCTTGAGTCATGCTTGTACCATAAAGATACACAAGGTCACCAATAGGCTGACTTAATCCGGCCGCAATATTCCCTAAACGAGTAAGTTTGTTTATAACATCTTCGGAAGCCGTCCCGTATGCGACAAGCTGTGTAGCAGATTGAGAAACACCTTTCAAATCAAAAGGAGTAGTAGCAGCAAAGTTAACGAGCTCACTCATCAACTTTTGAGCCTTTTCCCCCGACTGGAGCATCGAGGTAAATTTGATTTCAAGCTGTTGGAATGTCCCATATACTGAAACCATTTCAGAAGCGAGACGCTTCGCCATATCAATAGATAAGAAAGCCATACCGGCAGCCTTCATCTGCGAGAAAGACCTGGCAACAGACTGGCTAGCTGTATCTGTATGGTCCTGCATCATATCAATATTCTGAACGTATTTCTGAACGTTTCTCTGCATTTCAGAAATATCCAGAGTAGCCTTAATACCTATTGTTCCCTGTGTCTCCATCTTTACATAAATTGAGCAAAATATTCGTTAGCATGAAGTTCCTTTGCCTTTTCTTCTCTTTCTTCCTTTGGCTTAGTACCTGGAATAGCCGCATTGAGTAACATGATATTGGAATATGACCTTTCGTTGACAACCTCTTCATAACTCATACGGTAGTATTTCATCACTCCGCTAATTGTTGACCAAGGGCTGTCGCTTCTGGTGTATTCGTCGGTTTCGTTGTCTCGTTTAGACCTTTTAGGAAAATGATAGTGCTTAAAAAAAAAGTGGCATCCATAGTCTGTGCCATATAGTCCTGCAATTTCTTGTATTTGCGAACCGTTAATCTTTTCTTGATGAATTTACCAAATAGTTTTCTCTTCCAAGTAGTACGAAAGATCGTCATTACTGCAATATCAGACATTCTATCTGCTTCTTCATAATATACAAGAGTGGCTGACACGCTTGTCCGACCATTTAGTTTCGATTGGTCTACTTCCTTCATATCCTTCGAAATAGAACCAATATCAAACAACTGTGTAAACGTCAATGGTCTAACCATGAAAGGAATCATACCAAACCAAAGAAAAATGGGGCGTTCTGCAATAGTGTCGGCCACCCGCTTTTGTACATTGTCTTTTTCCATCTTTACCTCAAATTAAAAAGTCCCGGCCCGTAATGACCGGGACATTTACAACAACCTTTTCGATGATGCACAATGCTTGTTATCCCTACTCACATCTCAACAATCATCTTTTCACCTAAAAACTATGCAGCGGAAGCCGGATTCGAACCGGCGACATTTAGGCAGTAATCCGCAACCTAACGTTCTACCAACTGAACTATTCCGCTCCCTTTTATCCTTCCGGAACGACTGGTGCCGTATAGATTTTATTTCTTGCACCGCTTACCTCCTTGCCATCCTTATTGAGATTAGCAAGTTTCTTGAATTCAAGATTGAAGTTCGGAAAACCAGACTTACCGATATTTCCGGTTTTGGTAACTTTCACTTTCATGCGTGCCCACTGGAAGATACGGGCAGGGAAATCTTGAAAAGCTTTCGTTTTCAACTCCACGCCTTGATTGGCGAGAGAGAATCCGGGAGTTTCCTCATTCCATTCTGCATTCTTTGTATATCCCAACAGATATTTATAGGCTTCCTCGCCCATATCATAGGTTTGGACCGTGAAGCCTTCGCTACCGGCATCCGAAGGAAGAGAAGCATAAAGAGTGTCCATATCCTCGACCTCGATATCCGTATCACCGGGAGCTTGGTCGCTGAAAGACATAGAATCTTTCACAATAGCCGTAACAAGAAACTTGGCAGCAACTTTATCAAAATCCGGATAAGTTCCGGCTGTTTCTCCGGATTCAATGGCCGGAGACAATTTGAGGTATTCAATACCATATACCGCAGTTTTTGACATAACTAACTGATTTAATTATAATACAATACTTTAATTTTAAAATTCTGATAACTCGTACCGTCCTCATCGGGAAAGAACGAATCATCATAAAGAGAGAATTCAGCACCTAAACGAACTGTGTAAACATTACCTTCGGCATCTTCCGTTTCTTTAAACAGAGTCAAGACAAGTGCTGCGATCTGATCGATACGTCCGCTATCCGGCTCGCCCGTATCTGCATCCTTCACATGAATGTTGATATTGGCATAGCCGTACTGCAGGCCGCTTTCTTGTGGAAATGAAAGATGATTGACAACGATGTATTCGGAACCGGAGAAGTTTCTCTCTCTCCTATTCTTGAATATCCGAACGCCAACATTTCCAGAGGCGAGCATCTTGCAAATTTCAGTTATAGCCTGTTGTCCTGTCATTGATTAAATCCTGCTTTAGAAAGAATCCTTTTAATCTTAGCCTGCACTTCTCGCTTTAGATACTTTTCTGTGGAAGAAAGAACATCGTACCCTTTGTTTTCCACATGTCTTGCATAATTCATACCTGCTACGATTATCAAATCAAAACCGGAATCTCCGATCATTTCTTGAATCTTGTAATCTGCAAGAAAAGCCTCCTTATCAGTTATCCCTGCGCTCCTTTTAAAGCCGTACTCTATGATTTCACCATTATAAGCAATCACATAACCTATTGAGTTGCGTAAATTGCTTGTACGGTCTTTATATGAGCCATTTTCACGTGCATGATTTACTGAACCTTCACCGATTACATAGAAATTGAAAAGCACCGCCCGCTCAACACGCTTAACCGCTTCCTCTAATATAGACGGAACCTTATCCCAATCTCCTGTTCGTTTCCAACTCATAAAAATATGCTCAACTTTCTTTTCGTAGTGCCACAACCGGCAACCGTCATTACCTTTTGGGAAATAGAACCGTCAGCTTTAGTTATGCGCACTTTGTCATTCAGCACCGGGATAATCGCAGGAACATACATTGTAATCTGATAGCTATAGACGAAGTCTTTTCCATCGGCAGCCGGAACAGTCTTTGCAGACGAATTCCCGTGAATCTTACAGTCTCCAAGGGGAAACCATGATTCCGGAATCCGCACCGGATTAAAGTTCTCATCATGGGAGCCTTCACCTGGAACATACAACTCTATTTTATCTTCATACCACATATCACTCACCACATACAAGAACCGTCCTCAATCTCTGTCACATCACCAGAAAGAAACTCGGAGGTATCGAAACTAAACTGTTTGCAAAGCATCGATATGTGCTTTGTCAAGCCGACAATATCATACGAGTTGGAACAATCAGCCTCACTTTCAGAAGACAAGGTACGCATTCCTGATAAGTAGGAAAGTACGGCAGACACAACTTTCCTCTTATCTGTACAGTCCTCCTCCGGTTTCAACCCCACATCATCCAACAAATCTTTCACCGTTAGCGGAGAAGGATTATAGTGCAAACACTTCGCTATGAATACCTCCGAATTTGTCATTTCTTCAACTCTTCCAATCTTGCCTGAATAGCATCAACGACAGTTGAGCGAGGTTTTTCAGCCGCATTCTCTGATGCAAGATATTCGTTCAGTTTCTCAACATCGGTGAATGAAACTACCAAAGAAACAACCTCTTTAGCTCCTTTAGATAGATCAATGTCAGTTACAACTTTAGAAGTCTTCACCTCTACCGCTAATTTACGCTTAATCACATCTTTTGCACGCTCTTCGTCGAAATGACTAATTACTGTGCCAGGTTGATAAAGTCCACCAGTTTCTTTATCACGAAATGTTTTAATTGCTATAAGTTTCATACAACACTTTTTTAGCCAACGGGAATTTCTTCTCCATCGGGATATGGAACATTCGTATTTCTAACTTTGAGATTTACGATACCGTTAATACATGAGATAATAGGAACTGCACGCCAAGAACCTTGTGTGTACTCTGCGGCTTGCTGTCCGGTTGACTCACCCGTAGTCCATTTTGCAATACGAATAGCGTCTCCGGCATCGGTATATTGAACTTGTGGATCCGGCATGATTGCATTGTCCTCAAATGCAGGCTGAACTTCGCCTAACTTGCCATCATCCGTTTTCGGGATGAATGCAATTACATCATCATTCCACGGATTGATGTTAGTAGGAATACCATCTTTCTGATAAGCTGTCCGCTTGTTGATTTCGATGATATTAGGAATCTTCATGGATTTCAGATAAGCCGAGAATTCATCTTCTGTCAGAGAACGGGTATTCTTGTCTTTACCCAAATATCCGGTACGTAAACCAATACTACGCATCATCCGATACTTGGTAACAGGAGCCATCAACAAAGCATCGAAAGTAACGCCTTTATTGGCATACTCATAAACAATCTTCTGCAGAATACGTACTGCATCAATAGCCGCATTATCAATGTTCTCCTCGGTCCATTCCTTATCAGAATCAACCATCTGTTTGTTTTCTTCTGGCATACCATAATCAACCAGATACTTACGTCCTTCCGGATTATCGATAGCTGGGTCGAAAATAGCCATACCACCACCAGAGAGTGCTTTCAGAATAATTTCATCCGCCACATCCTTGCAACCGAGATAAGCATCTTTGTAATCACCGAACAAACATTTCTGAATTTCCTTCAACTTCTGAACGGGATTAATACGATTATTTTCGTAAACCATCAGCATGGTACGCAATGTCTTCGCATCCGTTTTGAACTTGTGCCCTACACGGGGAATCTCACCGTTCCACAGTTCAAACCCTCTACCAGCGCGTAATGGAGTATCAGCATCGTTTCCGATGATAGAAGCACGGATACGAACACTATATTTCCCCATGATACCTTCGGCAGTCAAACCTAGTTGAGGAGGACGGAAATCGAACCAACGATCAACGTAGGTCTGTTCCCAAAGCGTTTTATTTTCCAGAGTTGCTTTATCAAACATGATCTGCATTGTGCCGATCAAGTCAATAGGCTTCCCTGTTTTTACGTCATTGATTTTAAAAGTCGAAAAAATAGATTTCATTTATAGCCTCCTTTCTTAGTAAGAATCAGTGAATTGAATGTTTGGGTTGTCTTTCAAGCACATTCCTTGAATGAACTTCTCCGGAATAGGAGGAATACGTCTTTTGTAGTACATTTCTCCCTTAGAATTGATAGCAACGTCCACAGATACCTCATCAAGACCTATATAAGTCCCCATCGGTTCAGCTCCCACAGTAATTCCTTGCGGATGCTCGATAGGGAAAACAGCCGGAGCTTTACTTTCACCCTCTGCAGTTCCTTCAATCACTTCAAACAAAGCATCACCAACCTTCAAGCCAGCAATAGCCTTATCAAGTACGATAACAAAGCCGTTACGATCATTAATAATTTTCGTGATACTTGCAGTATCTTCGAAATTGCCGGAATCGTTCATTGCAACATGATCCCCGACCATGAAAATGGGAGAAAGGAATTCATCATTTTGCAAAGAGACTTTCTTCGCATCGGTTACATCAATTGCTACAACACGGGATGCTTTCAACACGACAACTTGCCGGGACGATGTTTCATCATACTCGGCAAGAGAAGCAGAAGGAATAATAACGCCAACCGGATAGTTGACCTTCTCCTTGTTCAGATTAAATCCACCTACTACTCCGATAGCCGGAGAACCAGTGCAGATAGAACGAAATCCACCAACTTGCTTTTTTCTAAATTTCATGTCATTTGTAAATTAAACATTAAACGTTCTGTTCTGGAACACCTAAAGATTTCAACCAGTCAGCAGCTACAGCATCCTGCACCTGTGAATCAGACGCTTGCGACCCATTGTCTTCTGCAGGTTTCAGGCCTTTTGTAATGAGGTGCTGTTTGTACCCCGTTAAATACTCTTCCGGATCTTTATCTTCCGGAACCGTAACGAACTGCATTTCATCCTCTGTTAATCCCAGTTTCTTCATCGCATTAGATATGGCAGCTTGTCGATCAGTCTGGCTCTTATCTTTTTTAAGAGTTTCAATCTCATCCTTATAAGGCTTAATTGCAGCTTCCAACTTTGAAGTAAAATAGCTATCCAACTCTTCCGTTGTATAACTCGTCTTAACTCCCTTGTTACCATCTACGCCTTCACCACCTGCTGTTATAGGTTTCCCGTCCTTTAAACCGTGTTTTTCCTCATAGTTTTTAATAGAGGAAACATTTGCTTCATTAGCCCGGTAGTCCCCGTAGGATTTAACTACGTCTTGAAAGTTGATGCCGTCTACAATTCCCGTAATCTGACTTTCATCCGTCACACCTTCCGTCTTTTTAGTTGCAATTCTTTCCAGAATGGCCTCGTCAACACCCACAAATTTGGTTTTTAACGCTTCTAAAAGTTTCTTTTTCATATCCAAATTGATTAATTTGCGGTAAAGATATAAATTATTCCAAAGATGCGTTTATTAAACTCATTTATTTTTTATAGTCACAACTCACGATATTTTAGATAATTACATATCAAACAATGGAATAATTCAAAAAAACAAATGTAACTATTTCATATATTAAATATATGATATATATTTGCGATCTATAAAAGAGTTTATTAAACACATATATTTATTATTTATACAGAAAAGTATTATTAACCATTTAACGCAACGATTATGACAGTAAAAGAATTATCTAAATTGAAGAAAGGTGAGTTTTTCCGTTTAAAAAACAGCGAGAAGGCTCCGGTTTGGGTCAGGGGTGAATATATTTCATCAGCAAGAAAATACAGTACATACAAATATGAAGATTCTAATCATGAAAAACTGATTAGAGGAACTACAAAGGTATTCGTAGACTTTATATATTAACAAAATGGCAAATAGTTACGAAGCCCCTATAGAGGTAAGGGAACTTGAAAAACTGATAAATAACTTCACATATCAAAATGGTTTTGATGTTAGCCAAGTTTTCAATGATTTCCTCACCTATATAATCCACTATTTTACACCGGATGCAAAACCGCTAGAAAGTTGGAAATATAAACCGGAACAAACATCTGTTTTCTGGGACATGTTTCGAGAGTGGATTAAAATTATGGAAAAGCAATTAGTCTGCAATGAATGGTATGATCCTTTCGGTGATTTATATATGTCTTGCGTGGCAAGTAAAATGAAACAGCAAGGAACCGGACAGTTCTTTACTCCGACCGGTATCTGTGATATGATGAAAGAAATAAATGATAATAATGAAAAGGCTACAGGAAAATATATCAATGACCCGGCATGTGGTAGCGGACGAACATTACTTGCCTGGCATGTCCGGAATATTGGGAACTACCTTTGTGCCGAAGATATAGACCGAACCTGCTGCCTTATGACTGTGTGTAACTTTATCATTCATGGGTGTGTAGGAGAAGTTATATGTCACGATAGTTTAGACCCTAACTCTTTTTATGCTGGTTGGAAGATTAATGAACGATTGAACACTACCCGCTTCTCTCCAATACCACTAATAACCGTTCGGGAAATTACCAAAGAGGAATCTATTACTATCAAAATCTGGGAAAACATCAGGTTAGAACATGAAGCCTCAAAGGAAGTTCCTAAACCAACAATAGAGGAAAATCTACCGAAAAAGGTTAAAACAATCACACTTAATCCAGAAAGTGTCACGAAGAGCAGAAATAATATACCGAAGAAACCTATTCAGCTAAGCCTTTTTGACTAACTAAAATGATTGAAATATATCATATATCGAATATTTGAACTAAATTTGCAAAAAATGGAATATGATACATATAGAAGAATTAGGCATTGGAAACAGCGTTTATTTAAAAGACAAAGTGATAACAATTATAGATATAATTTCAAGTGAAAGCAACCCATGTATATATTATGAAGATAGTAATAAATTGCCGACAGGTATTGCAATTGATGAAATAGCAGGAATACCATTACCAAATCAGAATATAAACGATATGCTGAACGACGACTTTAGTATATATGGCTTAAAAGCTCAAATAGAAGATAACTCTGTAGACTTTTTTAATGATAAGAACGAACGCGTAGGTTTCACTCAAATAAAGTATGTACATCAGCTTCAAAATATGTACAGGGCATTAACTGGTTTCACTAAAACTTTAGATTATGACGCAAATACACAAAGTTTATCATGTAGAACTCTCTAAACCGATAGAAGTAGATAGCAAATTAGAGAAGCATTTCTACTTTGGCTCACAAGCTGCCATTTACGAGACTTTCTCTGCGGAACAGATAGGAATAAGCTACGGCTATCTAAAGTCAAAATTTCACCTAGAGGAAAAGCCGTACAGCAACGATAAGTGCACTATCCGGCTAGGATTATTAAGAAGAAAGGAAAAGTCTGAATAACCTTTTGTTTTTCAGAGATATTTCATACATTTGCATTGTGGAAAGAGTGAGGGAAGTAATGTTCCCGCTTTCTGCACCAGCCCGGGCGGAGCAATAATCCGCCCTTTTTTAATTAAAATCTAAACATGAAGAAACTACATATTATCTTAACTGCATTAAATATCGTCTCGATAATTCTATTGTTCCAAATCATTTTTGGTTTGATTCCATCTTTTGAATGCGACTACCCTGTAGACAAGATAGATAAAATAAACAGTTTAATTGTAGACCTTAGTATTGGGGTAATTACAAGTACTTTCTTCTATTATATCTTAGTATATATACCGGAGAAAAGAAAGGAAAAAGTCATAAGAAGTATTATATCGAATGATTTGCTTTATATAGCTAATAATATGCAAATGGTACTAGCATATGTCGCTAAAACATACTCACTAGAAGTCAAGGACAAATATTACCAAAAAATACCACTAACAGAATTCTCAAAAATAAAAAAAGGAGTTCACATTAAATTCGAAACAACCTGCTCCTTTAACGTTGAAATAACTCCAAGTATATTGGCTGAAAATTCACATTACATAAGTACCGACGTTAAAAGTTTGAATTATACAGCAAAAAACATATTGGAAAGAATCAAAAACATAAATGACATCCCCAATATTATATTCGAAGATGAGGTTTTAATTTCAGCCTTAGACAAAATATCAAGATGTTCATTTTATACTAATACTTATTTTATGGATAAAGAATCAAAAGACTTATTCGGCAACGACTATGAACGTCTATCTTTAATATTCAATTTTCATTCAATCAGAGAATTACATAGCCTTTATGTTACTCTTACTAAATATATCACTCCGTACGTCTTTAGTATAAGCAAGAACTAATGTTGATTACATTAGTTCTTAAAAAAATAAGATAATACAATTTAATACCTGTTTTTTATTTAGCTTCAAGTGCCTTTCTAAATTCAGATTCTAATTCATTTAAGAGTCCCGATATTTCACCTTCCACTTTATCTCTTATTACTCTGCATCGGTCTCTTTTTTCTTTAATATATAACATATCCCTTTCTTTTACAGACTCTCTGATGTCCTTATCTAAAAAACTATAGTCCAATGCAGAATCATGAATTTCAGATATTATTTTTTCAACTTTATCACACAACTCATACGATAAATAAATCCTATTTAAAGAAAAGTAGTTCCTTGTATCAATATATGAATTATCAAATGAAACAGCCAATTTATATAGATGTTGTTCAACAGTATCACCATTGTATATAACTTGCGCTGCTCGTGTAAAATCAGCCAACGTTTGGTGCAATATTGTCAGTTTCTGAAATGTCTGTTTGACAACTTCTGCACGCTCTTGATAGAGTTTACTAAAAACAACCTCGGAACGATATTTTCTATAATCTAACCAAGTTTTAAAAATCTGCTGGGCTATGAAAATGAAGAATGCAATGATAGCACTCCATGACAAATACTCATTCATACTCTACTTTTTTACAAAGGTAAAAATAAAACTAATCAATTTCAAAAATAATAATTACTTCTTCCACAACAGTTTTAGCAGTCCCTCATTATCCATGTAGTAAATATCTGGAAGTTCGCCTAACCTATTCATCCCCTTAAAGCGTCCGACTTCCCTGTTGATAGCCGAACGTAGTTCCTGGTACTTCTCATTCGTGAAATAGAATATTGCCCGATCAGCTTTCCGAGCATCTTTGATATATGCGCGAATAGTATTCTCATTGGCGTTATCAATGTATTTCACATCCCACGTATGATCGTCGAACATTAAATCTGGTACACCTTTGCCCTTACCATTCTCCGGCAGGAACTCCACCTGTTTCCCGTTATTCTTTGCTAATAACTTACCAACCATCTTTTCAGCATCACCACCGCCCTGTGTGTTGGTGAACTGATGTTCCTGATGATAGACATTAAAGCCACCACTGAACTCATCGAAATACGTCCTATCCCACTTCTCATCATACGATTGATATTTCTCCTTTGACTTCTTTCGAATATCATTCCGCTCACCAGTATTCATTGCTTTTACCTTAACACCTGTGTATTGCGGATTATCCTTTATCCAATATGGAAGAGTGCCACGGTTATTTGCCTTTTCGATTCGCTCCTCATTTTCCTGCATCCATGAATAAAACTCACTTGGCAGTTCAGTAACTTCGTTTTTCGATTTGAATCCTGCCGTTTCCTCTCCGGCAAGAATCTTATCAGTGAGCATATCTACTTCATCATCCGAAGCAAGCACACTAATCGCATGGCACATACAGTTAGAATGCCATCCCGTAAACTTGAAGCCTTTAGGATATACTCCGGCTAGTTTATCACAAATATCCTTTTCCGGATGATTCTTTGAGAGCTTTATTTCAATCCCTACAACAAAATCAAGTTGGGCCCATCTTTCATGATCGGCTGTCCGATATGCAATATTAGGCTCCGTCCGTGCCAAACGTTGAGCATTGCGGCTACTACTACGATATTGACCTGGCCCCGGATGATAAGCTTTCGCGTTCTTTGATAAAACAAGCTCTCCCCGTTCATCACGAACCCGTCTAAACAATTTATCCGGTTGATTGAGAAACTGCTTCACCTTTGCCGCCATCGAATTTGCAGACATTCCTTGCCCGATACAACAATCAATAGACATTTCCATTTCTTGCCGAAACTGCCCTTCATATTTCCAAATACGTTGAGACAGGTTCAATCCATCATCTCCGGACCTTCGTGCAAAGAAAGAATCCATAGCTTTCTTGTTACGCCCAAAGTAGCGCGCAAAATGCTCATTATCCACAGCCTTCTTACCGAACACGGATCGGACGAGTTCGTCTGATTTTAAGTTAGCTTGCTCCCACTCGTTTATGATACCAGACTGTATTTGTTGATACACACGGGTGTACAGTTCCCGTAACAGAACGTTTGCTTTGTCAGATATAGTAGGATAGTCAGCAAAGACAAACGGCTTCTTAGCGTCATGGATAGGCTCAATCTCCAATGCTAAAGAGATAAGCTGTCCCATCACATCCAGGTAGATTGTCCGGACGTTTGCAGCATATCCTTCGGTACGTTGAAGTAATGCCCGTTTATACTTGTTCTCATCAATCTTTGCCATGCCCTTTATTCTGCACTACCGAAAACATCCTGTTTATACCGGTCTTTCTCTTCTTTTAACTCTTGCTCATGTTGCGCTTTCAAACGTTCTTTTTCCAGAGTAGAATCCTTGATGATCGGATTCATTTCAATAAATGTTTCGTCGGACATACCACCAGCATTTTTAGTGGAGATCAGATTTTTTAATACGGCTTCAATATCTTCTCCGAACGGTTCTTGAAATTCATGTTCCACGACCAGGTTGTCACACTCACCTCGAAGAGATATATCCAGAACGTTACCAATTATAGCAATAAGTACACTGGCTATACGATCTGCATACTCATCGTGTCTTTCTTTATGTCGGTCTGCCTTGATTACAGCCAAAAGCATTAGCTGTTTCAAAGCTTTAGCCGAAATCTGGGAAAGGCTCTTCATCGTATCAAAGTCTATTTTAGGGGTGAAAGTGAAACGATGAATCTTATCGTCCAACTCCTCCGCTTCCTGCTTCTGATTTTCCGGTGCATTATCCCATGTCAGATATTTCATGTCCGGTTTTTTGGAACCGTCTAACGAAGGTTTCAAAGCAAAAAATTTGCTATCCTCACCTTTTTCTGGAAGAGAATTAACAATATCCGCATCAGCAACTAAAGCAGGATCAGAAAAACGATCATTGACATCGGCTCTACGGCTTACCATCATTTCTTTACGGTGCATCATAGGTTCAACACCAGCACACTCCGGTTCCTGCTCAAAAAGAACCACACATATCTTCTTTGCAAGATTCACCTCTTCCTCAATGTCCCAACCCATAGGAGCACGTTTGCAGTGATATATCATATTCTTTGTATGTATATCAACATGATATTTGATTTCACCGCCTACTTCCTGTAAGTTATACCCACGTGCAAAGCACATCATCCGTCCGAATTGGTCTTTACGGAAATATATATCATCCCCCAGACTTCTGGCTACGACTTTGATAAGGCAATCCGGTTTACCTTCGTCATTCCGATAAGCATGAAAGAGCAATGCACTTTGCCCTTCCGCGCCTGCCAGACGTTTTGCTTCGCGAACCTTCGCATTAAATCGGGTACTTTTAATCAAATCGATGTATCTGGAAAAAGCCCGGTCTGTCCCCTTAGATGATTGCGTCCATTTCAGAGGACGACCATACAAGAATACAAGAGCTATCTCATTGATAAAAACGGGATAAGGAATAGGAATTTTCCATTTTTCTTCCCACCGTAGAAACTTACGTTTTCCCGTTGCAGGGTCCTTTTTACCAAACACCGCTTTATTCGGCCTATTCATCACCTCATGCTGCTGGATATCATATACCTTCAAAGCAGCTTCAACCTTTGCAGAGTTATCCGTCATTTGTGAAAGCGCGCGGTTCACATCCTTAGCTTTCAACAACTGTTCAAACTCCTGATTGCGACCAACAGCCGCATTCACACCATTAACAATCCAATTAAACAATCCCATAATTACAACATTAAAAATTAACCACCTAAAGCACTTAAAATATATTCTTCATCTTCATCTGATAATTCCGCATAATCATCATCCAGAAGATAATTGATTGCATAAACCAGAATATCTACATACTCATCATGTGTCTTTGCCGGAAACTGGCTCACCTCATCTATAAACTCTTCGTTCCAATCACCTTCCACCAATATCACCCGGCCGCACTCTATTTTAGGCGAGACACCGTGTAGTCGCACTTCCTTGCTGTCCGTTGGTGCTGGTGTTCTGGTTACATTCAGTTTAGTGTACTTCTTTACTGCCTGAATGACAGTTATACCATTTGCCTTCGGTTCTATTCTGATCGTGCTCCGGCTATCATATCCATGTGCCCGCACATAATCTGGAATGAACCTCATTAATTCAGGAAACTCCTTCCAGACCTTTTGCGCATGGAACAAGTACAAACAGTTCTGTATCCGACATGCAGCAAGTATTCCGGACGGGTCATTGTCCGTTTTCTGTTTTTTCTCATCATAGGCAGTATCGAGAAAGAAGTGAATCGGAGCGCCGCCACGAACAGCAAGGAACTGCGATAATGGAATATGCCCGAACCAACTTGCTTTGACGATATTACCACCTTCAACCGAAGGAGCCTGTTCATACTGTCCGGCATACCCACGGCTACCGAGGTCAATCTTTGCTTCATCTATCACCTCCCTGTCAATACGTACAGGGTCCAGAAGGCCGTCAATGTAACGTTCTTTCAGCTCCGGAGGATTCACCCTCTCCGACACTTCTGCTGGTAGGCATATATGCCTAATCTTATCCTTTTTCTTTTTCAGCAGATACCCCGTCACATCATCATCATGCAATCTTTGCATAATAGTTACCATCGGAGTATTCTTTTTGTCAACCTTACGGGACGAAAGCGTTTTAGTATGGTCATTCGCTTGTAATCTCATTGCAGGAGACTCCGCCTGTTTGGGATTTACAGGGTCGTCGTTGATAATCACATGCGCGTGCTTTCCGGTAATTGTACCACCTGTCGAAGTAGAATATCTGGCGCCCCCCTTTATGTTCTCATAACTACCTTTACCGGACTTATCGTGTCTTATCACCACTTCCGGAAACAAAGTACGATACAAGTCAGAAGTGATGATGTCCTTCGACTTCGAAGCGTGTTCTAACGACAAGTCGCCCGAATAGGAGTTTGAAATAATCCTCAACCGTGCATCCTGCGTCCAAAGCCATGCATGCCACATAATTGTGACAATAGTTGATTTGGTAGAACCAGGAGGAATATTGATAATTATGTCATAGGGCTTCTTCTCTCTGCGTACGATATAGCCAGATAGCTCTTGAAGTTCTTCACACAGATACGGAATATGCCAATTAAAAACCGGAGTTTCCGGTATAATAACCGCCCAAAACGTTTTCACGAAGTAGAAAAATGATTTCCTACATTCATCCGCCTGGACGGCTCTTGCCATGCTCAATATATCTACCTGTCCTAAACTCACTCTTTTGCTGCTTTATCCTGCTTTTCCGCAATACCCAACAATACTTTTCTTTCTTCCTCCGATAACTTCGACACATCAAAGTCTTTGCCTGTTACCTGTACCCCCACTCCATCAGGGGCGACAATCTCTTTACGTTCTGTATATCCTCTACTTTTGCCTTTGGTTTTCAGATAGAATATGATAGCCGTAATATCTCCCTTCTGTATTTTTTTCAGAAGGGAGGCCTCGGCAATATCGATCTGCAATTCATTGATAGCATCGGCACGTTCTTTAAATTCCGCATCCTCACGATACCAACGATAGAACGTCTGCCGTGAGAGTCCAACCTTCTCACAGGCAAACGTAACAATACCGCTACATTCCTTCAATGAATCGAGCAACTTTTCTTTATCTTTCTGAATGTCCTCTTCGGCCTTAGGCATTTTATATTCCTCCTCCCCTCTCTCTATAGATAGCCCCTAAAATAGCACGATAGGAACGTTTCTTCGGATCCCCCGCTATCAATAACTGATAAGACAACTGACACGTTTTTGAAGATTCCCTACCGGACATTTTAACATAAAGATGTTTAGCCAATTTATAACCAGGATATAAGTCTGGATGTAAAGCGGCCTTTTTCATTGTATCTCGGAATATGACCCGATAATCCTTTTCCTTATCTTGCTCAAACTTCCGGTCTTGCTTAGAACTCCGGAACATATCAGTATCCCAATAAAGCATAACAAGGTCTGCATTTGGTTCTCTACGAATCACCCGCTCATACAAATCCGGGTAGAACTCCATAACCTTGGGTAATGACTTGATTGTATCAATGCTAAAAAACTGACTAATACGAAGTTTATTCAACGGTACACCTGTCTTATACAGGTAGATATAGGTCATAGGAATAGTAAGGTTATTCAATTTGATATACAGCCAAACATCATTATCACGCCAATCGTATATGGGATAAAGAAATGTAGAAATCCTGATTGATGCTATGGACTGTCGGCGTTGAATAGATTCTGCCATTCTTAGACCTATCATTTGAGGAACACTTTTAAAAATCTTCGCCCCAAATTCCTGATATGACATCCCCATACGAAACATCGAGTGATTGCGAATAGCAAACTTAGGCATAGGTCTCACCCACACGCTTTCTTTGCCAGGCTCCCAACAGATAAAGCTTTCATCATTCGCTAATCTATTGCAACAATTATAATGCCGTATAGGCAAACAGAACCAATAAAACTTTGCCCCCAAGGACATGAAACGTGAGCGCCATTCAAGTGCAATCTGCTCAACATCTGGATAAATGGCTTCCTCGTCAAAGAACACAACGATAATGCGACTAAACGGAATTGTATATTTCTGCATTGTCTTTATCAGCATATCGCACATACATATAGAATCTTTGCCGCCAGAGAAACTGACGGCAACTTTTTGATTCTTATTGAATGCTTCGAGAATCCTACGCTCGGTAGCATCAACAACGTTAATATCTAAATCCTTTACGTACATCTGCGAATGATTTGGGCTTTACTAAATCTTTGCGTACCACGTTGGGTAATGAGCTTTAGAAACTCTTCCCTGTCAATCTTTGATAACCGGAAAATTTCTTCTTTACTCATTCCTATTTCCTTTGAGATTTCATCTACACTTTTGCCTTTTTCCAACAGAGCTTTCACAATGTTCTCCATCGGCTCAAGTAGATGTGTGCCACGGGCACGGTTAAAAGTAACCGTACCGTACATATCTTGACTCTCGTCTTTATGTGCCACTACCACAATAGGAATCTTATTGCCGAGCATTGTCTTTAACGGTTCCCTGCCGGACACAAGCCAACGGTGAAACCCGTCAATGATCGTAAAGTCCGGACGCACTACGATGGGAAAACAGAAACCATTAGTCAGGATACTTTGCATAAGGAGATTAAGATTCTTTTCCAGAACCTTGTTGGGGTTATAGTCATTCGGCTTCACCTTATCTCGGTCTACAAACTGAATTTCCCGAAGAGGTTTGAATAAATCTACATTCTTATCCATAGCTCTATGATTAAATTGTTATTTCCTTGCCACAATGCGGACACACCATTGTACGGGCTGTCTGCATACCGGCTTCAATTTCATCAACTTCCTGAATGTCGGCAACCTTCTTCTCTGGTGTAAACTGCTCCTCCTTCTTTACAGGTTCTGCAAAATTCACTCCCATATTGTCAGTGCTAACTTCGTTGATGATCGCATCCAGATATTCCGGAGTAAAGCCAATAATATCAACATCTCCGATTTCTTTAATAATCTTCTCCACATCCCCAAAATTCACATGAGACATTGTCTGAATCTTATTGTCTTCCAGAACGAGTTTCTTCTTTTCTTTGTCAGTCAAACCATACATGACCGTAATAGAAGCCTCTTTCTCTCCACGATATTCCAAAGCCTTTTTCTTGCCATGTCCGCAAAGAACCATCATGTTTTCATCAACGATAATCGGATAATACTGTCCGTATCGTTCCATACTTTCGGCAATAGCCTTCACTTGTTCCTCCGGATGCACATTTGGATTACCCGGAAATTCCTTTAACTCTGACAGGAGTACTTTCTTTGTTTCTAACTTCCTTTTCATTCCTACACAAAATTTATTGATTAAACTTTCCCCTGCAAGAACTGTCTCGCAGAAGGTATATAGTTAGCAGCTTCCTCTACCAAGCTACTATCTATTTCGTAAACTTCCCTAAAGCCATTTTCCACGCTTCCGCACCACTGGCGAGAAGCCCAACAATGTGTACCAACACGAAAGCCGCGGGGCCATGTGTAAATTGGTGGTAATGGAAGATGGTAATAGTGGATGATTGCAAGAATTTCCTCATGCTTAGTATCAGCAATAGGAGAAAAACGGGTGACACCCTTTGCATTGGTGTATATTCCGCCTGGTCCTACATAGTTCCCGTCTTGTATTCTTCGACCAAGGCAAAGAACATCTACCTTGTGTTTCTTCACATAGATATCCTGCGCTCGATGTTGAACTATGCTAAACCACTTTGCAGCCAAAGAAGAATCATTCGGGAAAAGCATTTCGGGATGTGCCGCCAACCATTTAAGGTCCTGCCCCGTATTGATTACTTCTAATCCTGCCGGATGGTTGTTTTCTATCCATTGCAGGAAAGCCGGATATTCCAGATTGCAGCGTCCGAGTAAACAGTCATGTACTCCGGCCTGCTCCATAATGAAACCAAGAGCAATGCTATCTTTTCCACCACTCCAAGCATAAGCAACTTGTTTGCCGTAGATGTGTGGCTTCACCTGCTCAACCAGACGGTCAATCAGATTGTCAGTTTCCTGCTTCAACACATATTGCTCGATGTTGGAGAATACACGAAGCCAGTCTGTGTGTGATGATGTTTGCTTTTTGCCTAGAACTGTTTTCATAGTTCATTGAATTGTAGTGCTACACTCGTAATGAAAGCTTTTGCACCTTCATCGTATTTCAGTTGCAGCCAATTATACTTTGTTACCTTAAACCGGATGTTTGCCACGAATCCCGGCAGCGCACGCATGGAATATCCGGCATTGAAAACGAATCGTCCATAATCCAGACCTCCAAGCACCTGCAGACGGTCACCGTCCATGAACTTCCGGCCATTATACAGATTATCCCAGGTCGCATCAATCATGAATCCAGCAGGGAGTTTTATAGTACCGGACAATGTTTCAGTGAACATCTTTGCTTTCATATTGTACGTCGAACGTGCAAGCAAAAAGAATCGTTGCTGATAGTTCACATTCAGCCATGTAGCCAAAGTAACTGCTTCGGTATTCATGTTGTATTGAAGGACCGGAGTAACAGAAAGCCACTTGGCAACGTCTGTCCGATAGCCGACAAAAGGAGCGACGGTAGAACCGTTACCCTCCAAAGATGTAGTTACCGGCATAAATACTCGAAACTTAGTCGGTTGAGTAATACCGTCGTAAACTTGTGCTTTAGCAGCCAATGATACTGCAACCAATACGAGCATGATAAACAGCTTTCTCATTTTCTATGTGATTTTTTTCTATTCAATGACTTCTTCCCCTGTAACTGTTTGTATTGAGAAACTGATTTTCTTATATCCCTTGCTGTTCCCCTTGCAGATTCGGTCAATGCTCTAAATGTACGAATGTGAGCTTCCATCTTTTCTGCACAAGCTAAGTATTCACCATGTACCGCTTTTATCTCTGCAATACGTTTATCCATATCGGTTCGGTCTATCTTTATAGCCACTTCCATTGAACCACGCTGCAAAGGTTTACGACGAACTGCCATAATCCCTGATGCCAGGATGGTGAAAAGAGAACCGAATACGATCATCAGAATGTTACCAGTGAAGTTCCCATAAGCGAATATTGGTAAACCTACAATCATGCTCGTTAGGATGCCGTAAAACAGCCCTCTTTCGCTCATTCTTATGCCGAGAATAGCAAACACAGTCGGAAGCATTACAGACGAACGTAGCGTCCCGTACAATAAAAAGAGATATAGAATAGTTAGACCTGGAATATTTGCTATCAGAATAGCGGAGACGGTGACAACGATCATAGCAAACCGAGCTGCCCGCACTTCATTCGCGAAAAGAATAAAGAGAAAAATATTCTTCTGAATCCGTTCATGCCATTTCTCGTTCATAGCTAACCGCTTCACTACATCATGCCCGGCAACTGAACTCACTGCACAAATAATGCTATCAACCGTTGATATCAGTCCGGAAAGTATAAGCACAAAGAACAGGTATAAAAACCATTTAGGGCAGAAGGCCATTACAGCCCCTACATTTGTCAGCTGTGTGTCGGATATAGCCAAACCTGTTCCGGCTGCAAAAAAGCCAAATACCGCCAAGGAAATAGGTACAACGGCAAAAATAAAGGCAGCGGTTATCATTGTGCGCTTCACTTTGTCAGCTTTCACACAAAACACCCGCTGCCAGAACATCTGGTCGCCAAACGTCCCAGATAGTAAACCAATCGTTGTAGGAATACCGAAGGACAAAGTAACCATGAGTCCGTTACCCGAAAACAAATCAGAGAAACCACCACTAACACCTCCCAGACCATTAAACAACGCTTCCGGTCCGGCATTTGAAAACATAATTGGCAGTCCTAACAATAAAACAATCACAATCCAAAGCATCTTCCAGAAGTCGGTAATGATACTGCACCGAATCCCACTTGCGAATGTGTACACCAAAGGACAAAGTGCCATCACCACCGTAGTAGCAGTGAACGATATTCCGGTAATCTTTGAAAAGATGGTAGCCCCGGCAAGAAGCTGAACGGCAAAACTCATTGTCTGCAACCCGAATGATTCGACAAGAAACAGATTATGGCAACGTTTGGAATACTTCTCACGAATATAGTCCGAGAACGTCCATCCCTCTGGCCGGAGCTTACGCATCTTATTAGCAAAGAAAGCAAATAGCATCAACGTTAATACATTCGGTACAACAAACCAGAACACGCCAACAAGTCCCTGCGTATATGCTTTCTCCGATGCAACGAACATTGACGGAGCCCACACCCATGTAGCAGCCATTGAGAAAGCTGTGAGTAGCCACGGCATAGATCGGTTAGCAACCAAAAATTCTTCTTTCGTCTTTTTGTGTTTTCGTAGGAACACAACGAGCATCATCATAGCAACAAAGTATGTCGCAATCAGAGCCCAACCCTCTAAACTTGATAATCCTTCCATTTTCACACTAATTTTTAAGATGTAACATCTGTCATTTCCACGCAAATATAAAGAAAATGCGTTTATTAAACGTCTTTTTAGGCAAAAGTTCGTCTAACAAACGCACGATATTCAATATTAACCTAATGTCTAATAACCAAATACAAGCATTGCGGCATCACGAGAATGTTCATTCGTCGGTTTATTGTATTTAGTTATATTCCTGAATGTCAAAGCATTGACTTTAGTTATAGAATTCTTAGGATGAACCATTTCAAAGGGTATACCAATATCAGTAAGAAAGTCCTCCCATATCTTTGCATCACGTTTAACTGATCCACCCCCCTGCAACATTTCCCTTTCTTCTTCTCTTGTCTTATAACTAGATTGATACCACGTTCTTAATCGCGCATCTTCAACACGAACTAACATACTTCCTCCGTACGTTTTATACATTTCTATCACATACATCATTGCTTTATGAATTGAAGTAGTCTTTATCAACTCAAACTTTCTTGCAGTAACATTCCATGTGGCAACTCCGGTATTTACTCCGGTATCTATGCCGATAACAAAAGCGTATTTTTTAATCATCTTCAAACTATCTTTTTAAACTATACAAAATACCACCTC